CAGGAGTTGATATTGTTACTTTATTTAATGTTTCTTTAACTACTACGGATTCAGCCATTATATAGTCACCGATCTATTGAGAGTCATAAAACCCTCTAGGAGTTTTATTTTGTTCCCGTTAGAATCGACAACCATAATGTCATATGACGATTTTGGATAAAAGAGTTTGTTTGTTTGAGTTGGTGTTAATTTAATAGTTAATTTACCATTTGGTCCATCAATTACAATTCCACCAGATGGAGAAGTTAAAGTTACTGCTAACTTAGCTCCACCTTTTGTATCACGTATCTGCATTTTTGCAGATGCGCCAGTAAGATCAATTGCATTGTTACTTGAATCTTTATATTCTGTAATAAAGGTAAAAGTTGCGTTTTGATCTACTTCAAAGTTCTTTTGTCCTGCCATTTGCCATAGTCTCCTAAATAGGAATACTCCTGTACTAATTTTAGCACAGGAGTATTTCTAATTGACTACTTATTAAGCCTTGTTTGTGAACCCAAAACTCTTATCGTTAGGGTTTAACGCTTTTAGGATAACGGGTGCAACTGCTGCTACTCCGCCAAGCAAAAGGTCTTTAGGATTTGTATTTCCAGTCATGTAAAGAGCAAGTGCTGCTGATAGGAATGCTCTTCCGTAGCTTGATAGTGCTGATAGGATTTGTTCCTGCATTGTTACCTTTCCATCTTTGTTTAAATCTGCTTTTGCAAATTTAGCCATATTGTCATCTCCTCGTGGGCGGGTTGCCCAGGAATTTTCGGTTTACCCGAATACTATAATTTTACCACTATGCTGAGATATCCACAAGTTCGCAGTTTCCATCAGAGCTACACGCAAGCGTAGCATTTGTAGATGTGCCGTCTTCTGTTTCATAGAAAGAAAGATCTTCCCATCGTATATTTTTTGGCATCTTGGCAAGAAGCTCTTCGTAATCTCCTTTAGTTACCTCTTGGTAGGGTGCTTGCTTGTAAGAATGGTCTGAATGGGGGAGGAAAGAAATTCCAGACACTTCATCAAAGTGCTTATATACCCATGCGCCAACTTCCATCCACTCTTCTTCTTTTACTGAAACTGTAATTGATGGCTTATGTTCACACCATGCACGTTGATAAACTAACCAAGTATTTAGATGATCTATGGCTGTTAAATCATTTCTAATAATTGCACCTTCTGGTGCTTTTACTGGAAATGAAAAAACGTATGTGTCATTTGGCTTCATGACATCATCTTCTACTGGAATACCAACCTCTTTTAGAAATACAGAAATTGGATCTCCTTTTGATCCTCTAACTGTGCGAATATAGTATGGTGAATGCCAAGGGTGCATTCCTGAAGATACTCCTACGAGCTGTGAGACTGTTCCAGAGGGCTTAACACATGTAATTGATGCAGATGGAGTAATTCCAATATTTTTTGCTTCAATTGCATTTGTCTCCCTTGCCTTTGTCCTCATTCTTTGAAGTATGTGCTCTAGTCTAAGCATGTTGTCTTTATTAATAATGTCTTCATCATATACTAATCCTCCGCCTTCTGTTAATTCAAAAGAACCAGCAGATCTAGCTTTGCCAGCAAATAGCTTGTTGCCAAACTGACCAGTTAAAGAAACTCCAAGAAGTCTTTCTTCTTCAGTATTTTCTCTCCAGATATCACGAATATAATCAAAGTTTGTTAAAGTAGATTGCCATGTTCCAAGAATTGTGGCTAACTTAACTTTGTGAGTTACTGACTCTTCATCATCATTCTCACGTATAACAACCTCAGATAGATTGCAAAACTGATACGGTCTTAAAATAATTTCAGAACAAGGATTTGTTCCATAGTGAATATTTGGGTCTCTGCCATATTTAGCCGCTTGAGCTTGTGCTGCTGCAACATTGTATATGCCTCGTTCTCCAGATTTTGAATCATATAAAGATTTCCATTCTGCAATAAATTGCTCCATATCTGGTTTACGTGAGTATGCAACAGAGTTATTTGACAATGCTCTTTGAGTATTAGATTCCCACCAATTTCCAGCTTTTGCGTGTGCCATTTCAATATCATTAATGTTTGAAAGAGAAATCATGGCTGACCTGCGAACTCCTCCAACAACAACAACTTCTCCAATTTTACACATTATGTCATGAGCTTCAATTGGCTTAAGGGCTCTGCCCGCTGCGCTTTTAAATTTTGAAATTGTAAAATCAAAAAGATTGACTAATGGTTGTGGGCCTGAAGATCTGCCGCCCATTGTTTTTAAACGAGCACCAGCTGGTCTTACATTAGTAACATCTATGGATGGAATCTTTCCGTCCCAAAGATTTTCTAGCAATGTTCTATAAGCAGTTGCCCATCCTTGCTTTGAGTCTTCAACAATTATTACATCGTTAGTTTTTTCAAATTCTAGTGGGACTGGTGGCAATTGGTTAATGTACTTATATTCAACTGAAAATCCTACACCTGTTCCACACATAAGAACATACATCGTTTCATCAAATGAGCGGGGAGAATCAACTGGTAAGAAAGCACAGTTATACCCTGCAACATTATCTCGTTCTAACGCTGATCCAGATGTCATTAAAGCTCTCATAGACGGCATAACGTTTCTATTATATACAGCATCCTTTAGATTAGATACAAGTATTTCATCTGGAACATAGTTAAAGTTTTTATTTAAATTATTTAACATAAAATTAAAATATCTATCTACAGTTTCTTTCCATGTTTCTCGCCTATTGTCTTCTTCTACCCATCTTGCATATCTTGATAAAGCAATAAAGTTTTCATATGGGTTTTCAATTGTATTTGCAGATACGCTTGTATCTATAAGTTGTAGTGGTTTTTCAGTAAAATAAGACATATACGACCTTTTCTCCGCCTTGCGGTTTTAATTTTTAGATGAAGTCCTAGTGTATCAAACTTTTATTTAGTGGTCTAGAGGTTAAAAATATTTTTGTAAATCTCACATTATGATATTTAATTATAGTCAACTAGCTTGACAATGTCTATAAATCAATGTTATGATTATAGTTCGTTATCTCTAGAGGAGGAAATGCCAATGGAGAATATAAAACAGCAGTTTAGCGATTTAGTTCGTGACTGGACAGTAATTATAGTGACAACACTATTTTTATTTTCTGGAAGCCCAGCTAATGCACTTACTGTAGAACCTTTAGTGAAAACTGAAGCCCAATTAAAGCAAGAAGTTTTAGATAGTTTTAGTAAACAAGTTTACAAGCCATCTGAAATGCTTACAGATCAAGAGTTGGTAAAATTACTTACGACTGTAGGATTCGAAGGGGTAGGCCTTAAAAAAGCTTGGTCCATAGCAAAGCGTGAATCTAATGGAAGACCGCTTGCATATAACGGGAATAGGAATACAGGAGATAGTTCTTATGGACTATTTCAAATAAACATGATCGGAAATCTTGGTCCTGCGAGACTTGAGAAATTTGACCTAAAGAGTAACAAGGAGTTATTCGACCCAGTAACAAACGCAGAGATAACGTATTATATGACCGATGGCGGCAGTGATTGGTCAGCTTGGAAGGGTATGACCCCAAAAGCAAAGGAATGGCTATTGCAATTCCCGACTGATCAAAAAAAGTAGGTCAAATGCAGATACAATATGTATCTAAGTACATAGCCTTATCAGAAGAGGGCCTTGTTCCTAGACTTGAATGTCCAATGGATCAAGGCTCTCTCCTATGTAATATAGATTTAGAAGATAATATTTACTTATATTGCCTTTCTTGTAATTACAAAAATAATATTGGTTTAGAAGTTTATAAAAAAATAGTAGAATCGGTTACAAATGAAATATAAAAAACTAGAGTATGATGTCTATCATCCAGTTTTTGAGCATATTGGTTATATGAATAACGTGATGCCCGAATGGTTTAAAAAAATAGAAAAATTTTCTGGTGGAAAATTAAGCATAATGCCTTCAACAATAACTGTAAAAAGCTGTGCTCCTTTTATGGATGCTTTTTTAACTGGTTACTATATTCCAGCTCCTGTAGATTTTTTAGTTGAACAAACCCCAGATGGTCCTAGAATAACTTGGAACTTTTTTGATTTTGATTACAAAGAAACAGATTTTATAATTGAGCGTAATGTTGGTATGATTCCAACTTTACCAATACCAATAGGGTTTCATAGCAATCATTTTTCATGGAGTACAAAACAAATACTTAAGGTTGAAGATGGATATAGCCTTTTAATTACACACCCTCTAAATAGAGA